TTTCAACAATACCTCGTTGCTAAAATTACTTGAACTGATAGTATCATAACCTATTACAATATCTTCTCCAACTTCCTTAGTTGAGCTTTCTAGTCTAGCTGCAAGGTTTACCGCATCCCCTATAGCCGTATAATCAAACCTATCTTCAGACCCACAGTTACCTAACAATGCAAAACCTGTGTTAATTCCCACGCCTATTTCAACATTAATATCTGCTTTCTTAATGTTTTCTTGAATATCTCTAGCACATAATACTGCGGCAGTTTCATGTCCTGGTAAGTCAATAGGGGCATTAAATACGGCCATCATAGCGTCGCCTATATATTTATCTACCATACCTCCATACTCTTTTACTGCATTAGCTTGTATTGTTAGAGCTTTGTTCATAATTTTAGTAACTTCTTCTGGCTCTAGTTTTTCAGACATAGCAGTAAAGCCTCTTACGTCAGTAAAAAGAAACGTGCAGTATCTACGCTCACCACCAAGCACTAAAGAATCCGGGTTATCTTGTAATTTTTTAACTTGTCTTGGGTCAAGATAATGTTCAAATTGTTTTTTAATTTGCAATCTAAGTTTAAATTGTTCTCTAAATCTTAAATAAAAAGCTATTGCACTTGTAATAAATTGTGAAATTAATGTCCATGTAACATCAATAAGATAGCCACTTTGTATCAAAGAGTTACCGCCAAACCCTACACAACACATTAGAAAAATACCCATACTTACACCATAGGTAATACCTAAATAATGCAACACAAGCCACGACAGGCTTACAAAAAATAAAAAAATAGCTAATTCTGCAGATAAACTCCAATCTGGAATAGTTGGTGAGTTTTGTATTAAAATTGATTCTGCTAATGCAGCTTGAATTTTATGTGGTTCCAATAAACCGACAGGGGTTGCAATTTGTGGCATTACGCCATTTGCAGTAACACCTACAAAAACAAACTTACCATTTACATTCATTTCTTGTAAATTAGTTTCTTCTGTATTTACCCAACTAATCCATTTACGACCAAAACTATCTGTTTTTACTGGTGGCAAACCTCTAACAGCTATTTCTTGTATACCATTTTCGTTTGTTGTAAGTATATATGTTGGTGTGTTTGTTAATGTTTTAAGAACTTGTGTACCGAATGAAGCTGACCAACCATTAGGGGTTTTTAATATTAGAGGAATCCGCCTTACTAATTGGTCAACTTCTGTTGGTGCTATCGCAACACCCTGTATAACTTTATCATAAGTAGAATAATTTTGTTTTATTCCTGTTGATTGTAACCCACCAACATCCGGGCCTCTAATAACTGTACCTGTGGTTTTAGGATATACGCCTTTACCGTTTTCAAACGTAGCTATTACACTTGGAGCATAACCTAACGAACTGGCAAATCTTGCATCTCCTCCCATTCTATCTGCTTGTGGAAAACTTATTACCCATCCGACACCTAACGCACCCTTGCCTAATATTTCTAGTTGTATATCTGCTAATCTTTGTCTAGGTAAAGGCCAGCCTCCCTCACGCTCTACATCTTCTTCTGTAATGTTTAGTATTACAAAATTTCCTGATGCCTCTGGTGTTTTAATAAAAGTATCAAAGGTTTTAAGTTTTAATATTTCTGTAGGCGTGCTTTGAAACAATAATGGTAAGCTTAATAATATAAGTATAGGTAATAATAGTCTTTTCATTTAATCACTTTGCCTTATAGTTATTACAGAATCTCCTCCGCCGTTAATTTTTACGATATTAGAAACTCCATCCTGTATGAGTATAACTGTATAACCACTTGCTGTATTTAAATCTAGTCGTACAGATTCACTTACGTTTCTTCTCAAACTTATCGTTTGACCTGTAACAATAGTGGTTATTTGTGTATTTGCATCCTGGCCAATTAATGTTCCTGTTATGTTTACCCCAGTATTTGAAACAAGCTGGTCCTCTTCTTTTTCAACAGCTAAAGCATCTAACACATCTAATAAATCTTCTAAAAAATTTATATCAAGATAATTTATATCTAACTCGGTAAATTCTAAACTGCTATCTTCTAAAAAATCTTCTGCTAAATAATCAATATCAAGGTCGTTAAAATCTAATAAATTTACTGTTTTGGTGCTTGTAGTTTCATCTTGCGTAAATTGCTCTTCTTTTGGTGGTGTAACAATTAACATATTATCTATAATATCTAGCGTCAAATCTAATATTACAGGTTTTGAAGGAGCATTTTCAAATACGTTTACAGTAGTAGCTTGATATGGTTTGTTAAGTAAAACACTACCTGTAGCTGTAACTACTTCTATTTCTCCACTAGAAAACCCTAAAGCGTCTGGTAACAATATTATAAGGCTGCGCCCTAATTCGTCTACTGTAGCCGTAAAATCAGTACCACGTATCGCTATATTGGCCGTGGGTGTTTTAAGAGTTATATTTTGTTTGTCTATACGGTTAAGATTGCCTGTGATAAACCTTGCTGTACCTAAGCCAAAGGTAAGAGCCATTTTAGATTTACTAGGGTCAGGGTCATAGATGTATTCATCTATCAGTAGTTGTGAGTGTTCGGTAAGTTTTACTGTAGATTCATCTAAAAAGGTGATAGCCATTCTACCATTAGTAGTAATAGCTTCATCATTGCTTTGAATAGCAAATTCTAAATTAGCATCGTAAGGCTTGTCTCTTACTATTTGTGCTGAACCGTTTAGTTCAGATATGTCTCCAATATCAGCAGCTTGTGCTTGTACCTTGGTCGTTTTGAATGACGCAAACAGTACCACTATTACCGATAGATATAATTTTAAGCCAGTCATTATCTAATGTGCTTGATTGTGTTATGTTAAAGGTTCTGCTGTTACCAGTTTGGTCTAAATAAAAATAACCTCCGGCATAACCAGACCCAGTAAAGTTTAAAGTATTACTGTCACCATCAACATCAACATAGTTAGTAGCACCATCATAATTAATATCAAAGTCAAAAGTGTTGCCATCACCCTGTATTATCCAATCTAAATCAAGAGTCGCAGCTAAAGCAGTTGTGCCGTGGTCTAATGTAAATGTGTTGGTACTACCTGTAACATCAACATTATAGTCTGTATTGTCAATACCATAAGTATTTGTAGGGTCGCCTTGAATAGTAAAAGTATTACTATCGCCATCAAATTCAAAAAATCCTGTGACAGTATCGCCAAGAATATCTCCTAAAAACTTATTAGAATCGCCAATTTGGTTAATATCTAATGTCATAGTTGTACCATCTAAATCTAAAGCAGTTAACGTTCCTGCAACAGAATTTAAACCTCCAATTATATTCCCAGAACCAAGTTGTTCTAAATCTATATTAGCTGTTGCCCCGCTTTGGTCCACATAAATTTCGCTATCAGCCGCGTATGTCGTCAATGCAGTCAGCATCACAATTAAGCTTATCAATTTTAATTGATTCATCTTTAATCTCCCAAAAACCTTTATCATAACCTATTTTTACTATTTCCAAAACTGCTTGCTCAATAGCTTTTTGTAAAGCTAATGTAGCTGGTTCGTTTTCAGCATCTCCCATTTCTATTTCTACAAGTTCTGTGCCTACCTCTATAAATTTAAAAACATCTTGTGATTGGCCATAACTATAGATTTGTTTACTTACTAAAACATCAATTAATACTTCTCCTGTAGCTATAGAAATCATACGTAAAGCAACTGTTATATTATCTATACGATATTGTTTGCTTGTACCTATTCCTAAATATCTAGCACCGATACCACCACTTTTTATATTTGTATCATAGCCAATGACAGCACCTTCCATAAGCACACCTGCAAACAATAAAGGCATAATAGGTTTAGGTCCATCTTTTGCTTCATTTTGTTCTCTAGCAGAACGTATAAGTTGTCTTTCTTTAGTTAGGTTATCTAACCCAACTCTTTCAGCTACTCTAAAAAACTTACCATTTGCTGTATGTTTTAAACTTCTAATTAATAAATGACTGGGAGCTTGTGTAAGCGCTGTAGAAAATAAAGCAAACTCACTATTGCTTTTTCTTTGTCCTGTTTGGTCAGTAAAACTATTAGGATATACTGCTACAACTATAGGTATTTTAGGTTGTGATACATTTAATAATTCTTCAGATTGTATTTGTAAAATACTAGGTAAAATTTTACCTTTTTGTAAGTTAGTATCTACTGGAGATAAACTACAACTAGAAGCTAAAATCACCAATAGGCAGCTGTATTTGAGTGACATTTCCGTTTTCATCCGTAATAATTAGAGTGATAACGCCATCTTCAATACTATATTGAATAGTGTTTCCCTCAAGTGTTAAAGTTCCTTCTGTGCTTGGTGTCTCCCCAAATAAATTTTCTACAAGCTGTCTTGATAGTTGTGCGTATATTCTTGATTCTAAATTTCTTATAAACCTTGCTAGTGTTGTGTTTTCTTTATCTCTTTCTAGCTGTTCTTGAATAGCTTTTATTTCTTCTTTAATACTCATTTTTCTATTAAACTCTTGGTTTTCAATAGTTAAATAATGAGAAGAGGTATTAATACCACTAAAAGATGGGTTTTTAAATTTATGAGTTATAGTATCTGCTTTTAAATTTACAGCAATAATTCCAAAAAATAATACAAAACCTATAAAAACTATAGTTATTGTAAGTCTGTATTTTTCTAATTCTTCTTTATTAATCTTTTCTTTGGTCATCTCTATCTGCCTTTGCTAATCTGTCAGTATGCATAAGTTGTGGTACACCAAGTATAGTCTTTAGCAAAGTATCTTGTCTAATTATCTCATTGTCTACAGACCGCACCCTGTCTATAAGAGCAACCAAGATACCGTGTTGTGAGTCTAGTTTTTGACCTAATCTTTGTTCTATTTCTGATATTTGAGCAGATACTTTTTCATCAAGTACATCTACTTTAGTTTCCATACCATCAATAATTTTATTAATTAATTTCCAAATAAATAGACCTAGTCCTATTGCTGCTGCTATAGGAAAACCAACTTCATTAATTAATTGAACTGCTGATTCCATTTGGGTTAGTAATCACCCCAAACTTTAGTTTTTGTACCTCCATGATACTCAACTGCATGACCTTCTTTAATAAGAATTTGACAAATATCTTCACCATTTTCCGTGTACGGTATACCTATTATTCTACCGTACTTTCCTTTGCCTAATGATTTAATTTTGAACTTACCAAAGCAAAGTTCTTTAAGTCTTTCTTTTGCAGCTAATCCAAGTTTTTTTTCAGCTAAGTCTCTTGTTCTAGATTCAGGGGTATCAATTCCTGCTAATCGCACTCTTTGTTTGTGTAACTTTACATCAAAGCCTAAATCTAAAATGCAATCAAAAGTATCACCATCTACAATTCTATCTAGCGTAGCATTATATACAAACGCATCTGGAGATTTGGCCATTATTTTTTAGATGTCTTCTTAACTCTTTTAGTAGTCCAAGCTTCATTTACATCTGGTGTAGATTTATCATCAGCTACAAACTTACCCTTTTTAGTTCTAGTCCTTACTTTAACCTCTTCTGTACCAGTAAGGTTGCCCCAAAATCTTTTTAAAAAACTCATGTTATTTATCCTTAGCCTTTAAAACATTTAAAGCACACCAATCAATAACTTTGTAAAGTTTTGATAACCACCAGTTACCTTGTGGTGTTGGTGTGATAGCCGCAACTAATGATGCGATAGCTACTATAGTTGTTATCCATGAAAATATATTAAGTATTGTCATTTAGTTTCTCCTTTAATTTAATCTGCATTTACAGAGTTAATATTATTATAGTATATAAGTGTAAAAAACGCCTAATCGTTTAAGAAGTTGAACCAACCTGTAATAATATACTTCTCTTGGTTTTCAGATATTTGTCCTCTATGAGCATGTGTCCAACCCGCAGGAAAAATAATCGTTGAGCCTTTTTTAGCTTTTGTAACACAATCTTGATATAAGAATTCTGTTCCTCCATTTTTAACATTGTTTAAATATGTGCTAAAAACCAAGTGTCTGTTTATAACACTAGGATTACCATCGTTTTCTATATGCCATTTATAAAAACCCCATCCTTTATCATAATATTGTATTTTAGGACGGTGA